GGCTCGAGCCGTTCTCAGGCCGAGGTGCACGAGAGGGTTCTCGACGATTATATTTCGGGCGTAAAGCGTACAATCGGCGACGTCGTAAACGATCAACTTTTGCCTCTTATGAGGGTGCACGGTATTTTTCCCAAAGGGTACCGTTTCAAATGGGACGACGAGCTCAAAGTATCGCTTGAGGTTCGTTTCAAATGGGTCGTTGAGCTCTTGGGGACAAAACAATTTGAGATTGCGGCCGATTGGATTGAACAAACTTTCGGTATTCCGGTCGAGGAAAAGCCCGAGCCGGTTTTACAACCTGGCCTTGACGGGCCGCCACAACCCCCGGGGTCGCCTGGCGGCGGTTCCGGCGGCGGCGGCTCTCAAGGTTCGGACACGCCGAACGACCAGGGCGATAAGACGAAAAAAATTGTTTCGGTTATGCCAGGCGTTCGTGAACTTTACAACGAGGCCGCTCACTCACACGCGCACTAATGGCTTACCGGGACTTTACCAATAAAGAGCTTGAGGACCTGATAAACGGGTTTTATAACGGGGTTTTTTCGCCCCGTCGCTTACCTCTTGACCTTTACGAGGCAACCTTTGACCGTCTTATTGACGCCGTCGAGCGGGGCTTTGGTGATTTTTCAGAGAACGACGTTGTGTTGACCGATATGTTTGGAAATTTCAAACACAATATCGGCGCCTTTTCGGCCGCGAAAACCTTTCAACAGGCGCTCGATATCGAGACGGCTTTGCTCGAGGGCGGGTTCAAGGTCCCCTTTGGTCAATTTAAGGAAAAGGCCGGGGCGATATTTGACGAGTACAACAACAATTGGCTAAAAACCGAATATCGAACCGCTTACAATAATACGCTCGGGGCCCGTCAATGGCTCGACTTGAAAGAGAACGCCGACATTGCGCCACTCTTGCGATACGACACCGCCGGCGACGAACGGGTCCGAAAAGAGCACGAGGGTCTTGACGGTATCGTTTTACATATCGACAACCCCTTTTGGCGAACTCACTTTCCCCCGAACGGGTGGAATTGTCGTTGCGACGTTACTCAGTACGCCGAGGGTGAGGCGACACCAACCGACCCGAGCAAGCTCGCCGACTTGCCCGAGTTGCCCTCGTTGTTTGCTTTTAACCCGGCGCTCGAGAAAGTCGTTTTCAAACCTGACGCTCACCCTTATTTTTTAGTTGCTGACCGGTACAAGGCCCAGGCGCTCGAAAACTTTGGCTTGCCCGTGCCCCCGAAACCGGCACCTCTAAAGCCGGCACCTGGTAAGCTATTACAACGCTTGCCTTTTGAGGAAAAACTCAAGCTCGTAAGAGAGAAACTTTTAAAGTCGGTCGAGGATTACGAAAAAGAGCTCGGTCCCGACTTGCTTGAGTTTACGTCTTTAGAGGGAAAACTCAAGGCAACGGCCGTAAAAAGGCGAAACCCTGACGAGCTGAGGCGTTATTTTGAACTCAAAAAGAAAGTATTGCCGGCGAGGTACGCTCACGAGGACCGAATTGTAAATATTTTGGCCCAAGACGAGCCCCTCGACCTGGTTATAAAACCGGGCTCAAATTGGTCAAAGGCTCACGGCGATTTTGTCAGTCGGGGCGTCGAGGCGTTTCGCCGAATTGTTGGCAAAAAAACCTTGTTGAACAAACCCCCGAAATTGTTTTATAATGACAGTCGAAACGGTGGCCGGGCGGTCTTTCGAGAGGAAACCGATTACATAACCGCGAAAAATTTCGGGGCGGCTTTCGTTTATCGTTACGACAACCTCGAGACCGTTTGCCACGAGCTCGGTCATTGGCTCGAGGTATCCAACACCAATATAATAAACGGCAACGTTGGGTTTTTTAACCGTCGAACTTACGGCCAGGCGCCGAAAAGATTGAGGGACTTGACGGGTAAAGATTACCGTGACGACGAAAGGGCAATCGAGGACGACTTTTTCGAGCCTTACTCGGGAAAGGTTTACTCGAGCGGTCATTACGAGACGCTTACAATGTGGTTTACTCACGTCTTGGGCGACCCTGTTGAAATGAGAAACTTTCTCAAAAGAGACCCCGATCACTTTGAGACTTATTTGAGGCTTTTTTACGAAAACAACTAACCCAATGATAAAGGTAAAAATCGGGCTTGAAACCCTAACGATAACGGGCCGGACGGTACGCCCGAGAGGTCCTCTTGCGAGCGTGATTTCTGAGCTTTTGGATATAACAACGAAACCAACTCACGAGCCCGACTTTGAGCTTTACTTTTTTCGTACCGAGCTCGAGCCCCTGGGTGCCGAGTTGATAAAAAAAACAACAGACAACCCCTCGCCCGGTGCCGGTTTAATATTCTGACAATGGCTAAAAAATTCGATTTCGATAAAATACTTGCGAAATTCGCCAAGACCCAACAACAATTGCCTCGAGAGATTGCCCGGCTCGTCGTTAATCACTCAAAAGAGGCTTTTCGTGACGGCGGTTTCACCGACAACACCCTAACGCCTTGGGCACCCAGGAAAAGGGGCAACCGTGCAGATCGTCGGACCGGTAAAACGAGAGCTTTACTTGTTGATAGCGGCAACCTCAGGCGTTCGATAAGGGCCTCAAGGGTTTCTTTTCGAGAGGTTCGCGTCGGCGCTTACGGTGTCGAATATGCAACTTATCACAACCAAGGCGTCGCCGGTCGATTGCCAAAGCGTAAATTTTTAGGCGAGTCGGCCGTTCTCAGGCGTCGAATACGTCTCGCAATACTTACCTCAATGAAAAAAGTTTTCGAATGAGCAAAATGACACTTTACAACGCAATCGCCGAAAAGGTCGAGACACTAAAGCCCGCCTTTCATTGGGGCGGCTTATTCAATAACCAATTTGAAAAAGAGGGTTTCGAGGACGCCCGGCGTTGGCCGGTTGTGTTTATCGAGTTCGCCTCGCTCAATTGGTCGAATACCGTCGGAACGGCGACCAAAATGCAACAAAGCGACGTCGAGTTTGCCTTATACATAGGTTTTAAAACGATCACGAAATCGGACGACTCGAAAGATTACCTCGCGACCGTCGACGAGCTTTATAAGGCTCTCAACGGCCTCGAAAATTACTCTTTTGACCCGGTGAGGCGATTGAATGAAACTCAGCCTCTCGATTGGGACAACGTTTTCGTTTGGAAAACAACGTTTCGAACAACCCTCAGGGACGACACCGCCGCGAACCTGGGCTCTCAAGTGACATTTGCGACCGATATGACTATTGAGAAAAATCTCGTTGTTGAAAATGCGGTCGTAAGATCGGGCACTTTGCCCGAAGATAACCCGATTGAATAACATACTTTCGCGGTGACCGTATTTTTACGGACGTTGAAAATTGCAAGTCGTGAGCCCTCGTTTTCGGGGGTTCTCGATATTTTTACAACTCAAAAACCCAAACAATGAGAACCGTATCGGAAAAATTACTCGCATTGCCCGAGAAACGGGCACCTCGCCCCGCTTTCAAAACTTTTTGGGCTTATGTTTTCTCAAAATGGAAACTCGCCCTTGTTTTTTGCTTGTCGGTCGCTTTCTTTTTGTGGTCGAAATATTGGTCCCTCAGTACGTCGGCCTCGACTCATTCGGTGCCCTGGCTCAGGGTTTTCGGCCTCGAGCTCTTGTCGTCGACGATTTTACTCTTTACGTTTGGGGCGTTGTACGCCTCTCACCGATCGGTTTACGGCCGTCGTCGAAACGCTTTTGTCGGTAAAAACAAACGAGAAACAAAGCAATGACAACCGATTATTTCACGAACGTCCTGGTTGCGGCCGGCTTGTTTTTTTTCGCCGGCTTGTTCGACGCAATCGTTGGGGTATTGTCGGACCCGATAAGGTACGAAACGAGTATTTTTCGCCGCTTTCCTCAATCCTATTTTTTGAAACAAAGAGCCGAGTCGAACCGCTTTCGTCGATACCCGACCGGTGAGCCCGTCGTCAAGTATTTCAACAGACGCAACAAGCCGATATATTTCGAGAGGTTCCCAGGCTCGACGACTTTCTTATCTTGGCTTTGCGACGCGCCCTCGCTCTTTGTGTTGTTTTCGAACCTGAGCGTTGCTTTTGCCGCCGCTTGGCTTTCGGGTACCTCGGGCGCCGAGTTTTGGTTTCTCGCCCTGGTCTTTCGACTCATTCACGCCATAACACGGCACTCTTGGACTGACTTAATAACTTGGAAATAAAAAGGGCCCCGTTGAGGGCCCTTTTTGCTTTTTGTGCTCGAGTAAATTACTCGGTGATCGGTGGCACCTCACCGCCGCCAGGGTTTTCGACCAGGGCTTCGTCAACCGTGCCGGCGAGGTCGGCGTCTGTTGCTGAGAGGCTCGTCATAACCGCGTCGATACCGGCCGCGATTGTTGCCAATTGCTCAGGTGTTGCGCCGTTTGCAATTTGTTCCTCGAGAGCCGCTTTTTGTGCGGTGAGGTCGGCGATTGCCTGGTCTCTTTTGGCAATCAACGCGGCAACTTGGGCTTGCTCGCTGTCAAGCGTTTGTTGCAATTGTGCGGCCTTGGCCGTCAACTCGTCGACCTTTACGGTCAAATTTTGAAGTTCACTCATAACGTTATTTAATAAATTGGTTATTTGACCGGCAC